CCACTTTTTAAAATACTGTGTCCTACTGTAATACATATTTTCATTATTTATTTTCCTCCTTCTTTTCAATAAAAAAACACTTACATATAGTAAGTGTTTATAAACTTCTTAAAGTAACTATTTTATTTAGCCAATATCTCTATCCAATTATTAGGAAAACCAATAAGCTTTAAGTCTATAGAATTATTATAATCATTAATTAACTTTTGAAGTTTTATAAAAAAACTATTCCAAATTAATTTATCCATAGTCAAATGCTTCATAGCAAGTATATAAGAAAATATCTTTTTATTATCCAAGTTATACTTTTTATATTCGTTTTTTATTGTTATAATACGGAAATTATTATTATATATTCTACCATAATGAGCGCATTGATTTCTGACCTGTGTTAATGATTGTAACCAAGATTTAACTAATAAAGTATTCACTCTACACAAATTATTTTTTATGTATCTAGTATCTTCTGGCAACATGTTTGAATATAATTTTTACAACATACCAAAAGTCATTATTTCCGTTGCAACCCAAATGGGAAGTTTTCCTTTATATTTTTCTTTATGGTGTATAATAAAAAGCTTATCTGAATTATTATTTTTTTCTCTCTCTAATGCTGTCAAAAAATTAATATAGAATTTTTCATCTTTGAAACTCTCCCTTTATAGATATCCACAAGCACCATGTTTAATTGCTAATGTATATGCAATGTATGTCCTAAATGCTATTTCTATGCTCCCTAACAAATCTGTTAATAATATCCTAAATTCCTTATTAAACCTATATATATCATAAACTTCTTCAAACGTAGTTCCTTCTTTATATGAGCCATCATCATTCTTAAAACTTAGAAGATATGCTGTAAACCTATAATAATTGACATTACTTAATACAAATTTAGCATCTTCTTTATCATTTATTATTAATCCTCTACTTTTTAAAATATCTATTTGTTCATCAAATGTTTTTTCTTCTTTTACTTCAACCATTGTTTTCACCTTTTCATAGATATACTTTTATATAATAAAACCCACCAATTAATATTAGTGGGTAAATTTATCTGTCCCGCCTATTTGAGCTATAAAAGAAGCTTGGCGGGTTCCTTCAAAAATCAATGTCCCGTATATTTGAGCATATAAATGCTTTACGAGTTCTATACTATTATTATATACTTATTAGCTATAAAAATATACTCTATTTAATGAAATTTTTTAAATTTTTGTGAGTAATAATATTTTTGTTAATTTCATTACTTTTCACCATCCTTCAACTGTTTGTAAGTTTGATTTATACCTATTGATATTCCCCAACAAATTATTCCCTGTAAGACTGCGTTAGGACTAAACCCTAACATCCAAATGGAAAATCCGATTCCCAACACAAGTAATATAATTGGAATATATTTATTATCTAATTGCTTATATTTCTTGCAACCTGCTCCTATAACATAAAGAGCAGCTACTAAAATTAGTAACTGCTCTGGTATAAAACTTATTAAATTATCCATCTTTTAACCTCCTAATTAATTAAAATATTCCTTTTTGTATGGCAAATATAAAGAACCCTACTAAAGTTGTAATTATAACTCCTACAAGCCACTTGAGTACTCCTGTCAGATTTTTTATATCACTACACAGGTTTTGTATTTGTATAGCAAACTTTGCTTGCTCAATCTCGATTCTATCAATTTGTTTGCCGTGTTCTTTTACTCTTGTTTCAAGTGTACTTATTTTTTCTTTCACAAGTTCTTCATTCATGAAAACCTCCTATTGCTTTGTATTAAAAAAAGAACATTACCTATTTTGTAAGTTCTGCTCCTTCTACTACCTCACTATGTTCTATAATGTAGTTTTCAACTGCTATCCTATATTCTGTGTTAGTAACATCATCAAGTTCAAATACTCTATTTTTTAGAGGATTTAATCCCTTATTTAATATTCTATCTGCCAGTATTCTTACAACTACTCCATCTATCATTACAATATTCCTCCAACTTTTTCATTTTCCACAAACAGCAATTCATCTTCTTGAATTGTTTTTAGTGTATTTTGATTGTCTTCTCCTATAAAAATTAATCTAGTTGATGCTTTTTTTACCTCTGTTTGAAAATAAGATGAAAATAAACCATAATATCTAAAATTTTCATTATAATCAAACCCTGTGTAATATCCTATATGGTTTTCACTTAAATTAGCCCAGCATCTATAATATCGACTATCTTGACCATTTCCTCCTCCAGGAAGACACTGTTTAACCATAAAACCAGTGTTGTTACCACCTATTACATCTGATATTGTACCAACCTTTCTTCCTACTCCATATTGTATATTTCTTTTATCCCTTGTAATTATTCTTGTATATACACAAGCATTTTCAACTCCACAAGTGCATCTCCCCACCTCCTGTAGACAATTTCCCCATAAATCCTCTATTCCTAAAAATTTCATTTGCTCATCTCCATTTTGTTCTCCATATATCATACCTTTGAAATTAGAACCGCCTGTGTTTATTTTATCTGGCTTTCCATGACCTGATATATAAGAGCTATAACCAACTCCTAACCTAAAAAAATTTATTGATTTAAACATTACAACAAATAGAATCTGTAACATTAATACACATTGATAATCCAAAGAATCATATCCAGGAACATGTTTATATATTAAACTGTAGAATCGTCCACGTTCTCTCAGCTCTGGGCTACTATTTTTTTTACTTCTTAAGTTATTATTTTCCAATGATGCTAAATATGCACCTATATAAATAAATTCTTTTTCTGTACTACCAATTAGATGTGCTGGACATTCATAATCATCATCTAATTTTGTTTTAGATATAAATATATCCATGTAGTTATCAGAACTCTGTATTTTCCAATAAAATTTAGGAAATTCAATCATAACATCTGTGTCATCTTCTACATTAGTTCCATCTTCATACATATTAAAATTTTCTTTTTTAATATACTTTGTTACTATTCCATCTTTAAATCCACATGGCTTTATGTTTCTAATAAAATCTATAGTATCCCAACTACCATAACTACCAACACTAGCAGGAGTCATTCCTATTGCATCTCCTAGATAACTTACACAAGTATCTGGATTTTCATCCAACTTATTTATTCTTACACCAAATTCTTGCGCTTTTAACTTATCTACTTTATCGACTAAACTACTTAATTTGTCCGTATCTAATACTTTTATATTTTTATTTATTAGAGTTTGCTTTAATGTATTTGAAATTGTTTTAATCTCATTTGTACTATTTTCAAAAGCGGTTATTAAGTCACTTAAACTTGCATTTGCGTTTAATTTTTCTATCATAAAAATATCACCTTCCTACTTTCTTAGTAACCATTTTTAAAGAATAGGTCACTAAAAAATTTTAATTTTGTTTATTTTACTTACTTTCACATACTTATAAAGAAATCATTCTAAATTCTACATTAAAAGAAACGTTCAAATTTAATCATCTTTCTACTTTAAAAGTAACCTATCCTTTAAGAAGAGTTACTAAAAGTTACTATTTTATTTTCTGTTCTATTGTATTTATATAATCATCTACTGCTTTTCTGTACTCTATGTTAGTCACGTCATCTAACTCAAAAGGTCTGTTTTTCAAAGGGTTCAGTCCTTTGTTTAAAATTCTTTCTGCTAATATTCTTACTACAATATTATTTATATTCATTATAAAATTCCTCCTACTTTTTCATTTTCTGCAATCAATATTTGATTTTCTAATTCTTGTATTCTCTTTTCTTCTTCACTCATATAGATTGGTATTTCTTCTAAAATTGGCTGTTTAGTCTCTATATTTATACCTTTTATTTTGTACTTATCATAATCAATATAATCGTATTCCAAATCTATATATTCTATTTTTTTAATATTTTTTCGCTCTGGAACATTTCCTTTCGATTGTCCTTCATAGAATATTATTTCGCCTTCTTCATCAAAAAATATTCTTCTTCCTACTTCTATATATTCAGTCATAGTTTCCTCCTTTAACTTATTTTTTAAGCAATTGCATAGAAAAAATGTGGTATTTTGTAATCTTTCACTGGTAAAATACAAGTGTGACCTACTACACAATCGAATGTGTTAGGCATGTACATTTCACCAAAATTGCTAGGTTGAGGCACTGCTGTTATAATATTACGAAAAGATGAGTAAAAAACAAAACTACACAAACCTATATTGTAAGCATTTCTATAGACAATAATAAATTTTGGAGTAAAAGCTAAGTTAAAACTTATTGCGTTTGCTGAACAAGTTTTTGGCGTATTATTATCTACTTGATAGAGTTGAAAAGTTTTTTCTCCAACTTGAGTACATTCTCCTTGTGCAATAAAAATATTTGCGATTCCAGCTACTTTACCAATTAGTGAATGAAGTGTTTCAGTTGATTGAGCAGATATATTTTTCATAGACAAACTAATTGCTAGTGTATTTTTCAAGGTCTGTATTTTTGTTTTAGTTACACTTAGCTTATCAGTTCCAACAAAAGGACTTCCTAATGTACCAGCTATATTATTTTTACCAATTTGCAATTCATCTTTCACGTTCTCAAAAGTGGTTATTAAGTCACTTAAACTTGCATTTGCGTTTAATTTTTCTATCATAAAAAATATCACCTTTCTATTTTTAGTAACTATTTGTTGAGAAATGGTTACTTTATAAAATAGAAAAGTGATTGAATTTAAACAATTTTTACAAGATATATATAGTATAGATAAATTTATTTTAAATAGAAAAAGAAGCAAAATAAACAAGTATAAGACTTTTTAGTAACCATTTCTCAACAAATAGTTACTGTTATAAAATTTCGCCTTTTAATTCGTTTGTTAACAACTCATTTTCTAATTCTTCATAACTAAGTTTTTCGTATATTGGATTATCTGACAAAATTATATATTTACCTTTTAATGTTTCTGATAACTCTATTACATATAAATTGTTATTTTCATTAATTATTTTTTCTTTTTCCTCTAAAGAATCGTAATAAAATTGTTTTTTCATACCTAATCTCCTATCTTAACAGTGTAACGTCAGAAACTGATGTGTAAGCTTTTGCAGTAGAACTATTCCCCGTTCCAACATCTGTTAATAACACTTGTATTTTTAATTGTGTATCATTATTTACAATTATATCTTTTTCAAAATTCGTAGAACGACCACTAGCAGTAGCATCACATGAAAGATAAATATATTCTTTTTTTTCTCCATATATTATTTCTAGTCTAGCACTTGCAAAAGTAGCCCAATTTTTATAAACTTCTAAAGTTCCTTTAATCCTTAAACAACCTTTGATATTAGGTTTGTCATTATAAATAACGTACGGATTGTTTACTTCTTCTATTCTTCCTGTACCCTTGCATTTAACAATTAATATTGACTGCACTATAAAATTTATCGCATTAATTAAATCAGTAAATGAACTTTGTGTACTTGCTGACACTCCTTTATATATTAAATTATTCACTAATGCACTTTTTAATGTTTCTATTTTTGTTTTAGTTATATCTAATTTATCTGTGTTTAAAAATGGGCTCCCCAACACAGTTGTTATATTACTTTTGCCATTCTGAAAATCAGTTTGTACACCTTGTAGTGTTGTCATAAGTTCTCTTAAACTAGCATTATCAGTTAATTTTTCCGTCATATTTTCACCTCGCTTATATCATATCTATTAAATCATTTGCTATTGTAATTCCTTTTGCTCTCTGTCCATTTACCTCTGTTGCCAATTCTTTCAATGCTCCCTCAACATTATCACTTGTAAAGTTATTCTCTGTATCTTCTATAGTTACTTTCTTTGCTTCTAATACAAGATTTCTAACTTTATTAACTAACTCTTTAAAAGTCATTTAGTCACCTTCTTTCAATAAAAAAAGAACCTACTACGCTGTTGGTTCTATTCCTTCTACTACTCCACTATGTTCTATAATGTAATTTTCAACTGCTGTCCTATAGTCTGTGTTAGTTACATCATCTAATTCAAATTCTCGATTTTTTAAAGGATTTAAGCCTCTACTTAAAATCCTCTCTGCTAATATTCTTACTACAACATTATTTATATTCATTATAATAATCCTCCTACCTTTTCATTTTCTGCAATTAGTAATTGATTTTCTAACTCTTGTATTCTCTTTTCTTCTTCGCTTAAATAGATTGGAATATCTTTTAAAATAAGTTCTTTTGTTATTGGATTTATAGATTCTATATACTGTTTACTATAGTCTATATTTCCGTATCCAACATCAATATAATGTAATTCTGTTATTGTATCATGCTCTAATATATCTCCTGTTGCTTCTCCTGTTTGGAATAATATTTTACCAGTTTGGTCGTAAATTATTCTATTTGCTCTATTCATTTTATCACCTCTTTTATATAAATTTTATAGCATGCCAATTGTACAAAGTATAAGACAAAGAAGGATTGTATGCAGGAATGTAAATGCCTTCATTATTCATATAAATATTTCCCTTATTATTTATATAGACTTGACCATTAGCAGTATATTTTTGATTTCCATATGTTTTGTCTAATAAAACCGTAACTGTAAAATCTTTATCACTAGAAATTGATGGTAACGAACAAACAGCAAAAACAAGATATTTAAGAAATTTAGTCGGGCTATTAAGTTTACATTCACATTCAGCAAAAAATACATTTGGAATAAAATTAAGACCTTTAATATTAAGCCAGTCAATAGGTTTTTGTGGATAATCTGGGTTGTACACACCAGTATCATATAAATAAGCAGTATCTGCTGCATTCATTTTTGTTGCAGCACTCCCTGACGCATATTTATATTTTGTATTTAATTGACTTATAGTATTATTAGCTTGTGTTAATTTGCTTGTTAAATCCTGTAAACTAGCGTCTCCACTATCAAAAGACTGCTTTATTTTCTCTGATAACTCTACTAGCGTATTATTTAAACTTGCTTCTATATTCTTTAATGCTAAAGTGTTTATAATACTTGTTTTACCATTTCTGACTCCTTGCCCAATCTCTGTTAACTTAGTTGATATATCACTTAAACTAGCATTAGGTTGTAATGGCATTATATTCTTACTTATACTTATTACTTTTTCCTCTACTATATTTTCTGCATCTGTAGCAACTATTCTTAATGTGTGTATTGCATTATCTGTAAGTTCATAGTTAATAGTTTTTTCTGAATACAAGTCTGTAGTAAAAGTATCTTTTAATACTTCATCTAAATACCATTCTATTTTTGTCAATTCACTGTATGTTTTTGTTACAGTAAACTTAGCTTGACTATCAGTCACTAATGACGTTGATATATTAATTCCCTTTTCTATTTTTTTAAAAGTAAAAATTCTATCAAAATTATCATATCCATCATTTAATTGTATTTTTAGTTTGTGATTTCCATCTATGGATAAAGAGTTTAGTTGACTATCTGTTACTGTTGCTGTTAAAGTTGAATTTTGTACAACAGGAGTAATGTTTTGTATTAATTTATCATCAAGATAAACACGCACTATCAAATTAACATCTGGAGTATCATCACTTACAGTAAAATCTACACTAAATCCTTTTCTTTTATTCCCAAGTGAAGTATCTGAACCAGATATTACTGGTCTACCTTTTATAGTTATTATTCTATTAGAAGTATATGGAAATTTTTGTTGTGTATCCACATGCATTGATTCACAATTATAAGTAAATGTATATTGACCATATCCTCCCAAAACCCAAACATTTCCTGAGCCCCAATTAATTGTTGAACCATTGTAAGTACAACTTAAACAAGTGTCTTTAGAGCTACCTTGCAAACCATGGTTATTACCACCCCAATCAAAACTTTGCCTCCCCCCTGCAAATGGGTCAAACGCAATATTTTTAGTATATTTTCTCATATCAGGTAAATTAAAGTTATTCATTGATGTTGCCATTTCCTCACTCTCCTTTCTATATAGGTAATATGTCATTATTTACTGTTGATATAATATTACTATTAATTCCTGTTAATTGCTCTGCTACCTTACTAATTTCTTCATGTATCTTTTTAGACGAATAAGTAGTCATTTCAGACACTCTGTTATCATCCACAGTTGCATTAATAAAATGAGTTTCTGCATTTCCATTTATCACATAAACGTTT